AACGCTTTTTCCAGTACTTACGCCCCATATCTTCTAGTGCTGGGTCTTTGAACCATGCGCGAACCTCTGAAAGGATTGGGCAAGTTGAACCATCGTTGTACATTTCTACGCAAGGTACTTGTACTGTAATGTTTTTGCTTTCTGATTCACCTTTGATTCCAGAGAATGGCAATTTGATCATTGCTCGTTCTACCCAGAAAAAAGTGTTGTCGGTGTTACCATCTGGTAAGAATCGCATAACGGATTCGCCACCTTCTTTAAGATTCCAAAACGGATAAATTGATTTATCTCCGCCGGAACGTTGATTGTCTGAACCTTTCGATTCCGATGCCTTGAGCTTTGCTCTAATTTCTGCCAAAGTTGCCATAATAATCTCCTATTGTTAGCCTTTGTTTACTACTATTTTGCCTATAATTACTTTACACCCTTGCAAAGTAAAAAACGCATACATGTTATTGTATACGTTTTTATTTAGCTTTGCAAGAGAAATCTTGCCTAGAATATGAGTATTTTACTCAATTATCTATGATGCACCAAGCTAATAATTCTACTCAATTCATCATTTTTAAAGTTAGTGCTTTCCATTGTGGCACCAGCACCTAAACCGTTTGTCCCAGCTGCTGGAGCGGCAGGTGCCGCCGCAGGTGCCGCCGCAGGTGCCGCCGCAGGTGCTGGTGGAATAAATCCTGTTGGTTTTTGGAATTCTCCTTTACCTTGCAATTTATTACTTATAGTATTCAATACACCTTTGTTTTGTGGCAAGTTAGGATTGCTTCCTGGCATGTATTGTTTGCCGTCTGGACCAACAACCATTGTGCTACCGTCTGGACGGGTAATAGTTGTATTGCCCTCGTCATCGCCAACCGCTGTCATTCCTGGTGCAGGTGCTGCGGCAGGAGCTGCAGGTGCTGCAGGTGCCGCAGGCGTTGTTGCTGGGGCGGCTGGCGTTGCTGTTGGTTTTGCTTGGTTAGCTGGATTTTCTAAACCACCTGTTGGAATTGCTGTTGCAGCATTTGTAGTACCAACTGGATTTTTTGCGGCATCACCTGCTGGTGCTGCGGGTGTTGTTGTTCCAGTCGGTGCTGCCGCAGGTGCTGGTTGTGCACCTCCGTATTGTTTGATAGCAGCTTGTGTCGCCGGACCCATGATACCATCAGCTTTAATTTTTGCACCTTTAGCAATTAAATCTTGTTGTTGTTTTAAAACAGCTGGATCTGATTTTGCTGCTGGCTTTGCAGCCGGAGCAGGTGCTGCCGCATTGGCTTTATTTGCAATGGCCGCGCCGCCTGCTGCCGCGCCGCCGAGGCCCAATGCGCCACCGACCCACTTTGCCGCATCACCAAAAGCGCCTTCTGTTTGCTGATTTTCAACAGCAGCAATATACTCTCTGAGTTTTGCTGAGCGATTTCTTAGTTCTGATTCTGTAATTTTTTTCATAATATTTCCTTATTATCTTAAACCTGCAATTTTTAACATTGCTGTTAGTTCAGTTGACTCTTCAAAATTAAAATCTGTATTACTGACTCTACGATTGCCGCCAGTTTGTTGTTGACGAACCGCTGGATCCCAAGATACCTTTGGTGCTTGTCGTTGTTTTAACATTTGTTGAGCTTTACCTAGCTCTGGATGCTGTGCCATAAATGCATCATGCTCTGCTTTGTTAACCGACTTACCGTTAACTGTATAGCTTGATGAGTTAGACCCGCCTTGTGGCATCTGCGGCATATCAGGCATTTTTGGCATATTCATACCTTTCATCATTCCGCCCATATCAGGCATATCAAACCCGCTTTCGTCTGCTACTTGGTTGTGCATACCGGCTAAATGTCGAATGTGACCTAATTCGCTACTAGTGTCGCCACTTGGATCCATTTTATCAATCATATGTAATACTTGTTGCAAATCTTCTTCGCTAGCATTACCAAACTCACCATTTTTAAAATCTTTAACTACTTTAGTCTTAGCACGAGTTCCGCCGATAGTAAAGTTTTTAGCTTCTTTATTCCAGAATCCTGAAATACTTTTTAACATTTGATCTACACCACTTTCATTCTCATCTTGGCCGAATCCAAAATCTTTTGGATCCATACCGCATTCAATAATACAGTCGTGTAATGTTTTTTCTTTGTCGCCAAAATCTAGTGTTGTATCTAATTGAGCACCGTGTTTTTTAGCTGTATGAATAGCTTTAATTAAACCAGCTCTAGCTAAATGTCGAGCTGTGCTATAACCTTGTCCATGTTTGCCAGCTTTGGCAATGGGGTTTTTTCTTGGAGGATCTGGATCGAATGGAGGATCTTCATCACTACCTTCTGCAACTGGAGCTGGTTGTTCAGGAGCAGGAGCTGCTGCCGCAGGAGCTTCTGGTGCTGGTGCTGGTGCCGCAGGAGCTTCTGGTGCAGGCGCTGGTGCTGCTGCCGCAGGAGGAACTTCTTCCCCACCAACTGGTGTTTCATTTCCTGCAGAATCTAACGATTTACTGGCTACTATACCCTGTGCAATATCTTTAATATCACCAATATCTGCACCTTGAATACTGTCATCAGTAATTTTTCCTGTAGCTAAATCTTGAAAATATTTCTTTACCATTGTTCCGACATCGTCATTATCTGACATGCCGTCTAAATAATCGCTAGCAAATAATGGACTATCGATAATGCCTTTTAAACTTAAAGATGCATTGACTCCGTCTACACCTGGTTTTAAATCACCGGCAATTAAACTTTTTAATTTGTTAAGAGCCTTAGATTGTTTGTCCATATCGGCGCTGAATATTTCGTTCTCGCCTTCTTGTTCCCCATCTTCAACAATACTATTAATAAAGTTTTCAAATTGATCTTCTGGATCTTCGCTTACTTTTTTTGCTTTCTTTTTGGCAATCGCAATAGCTGCTTGCTGTGCTGGACTACCTGCTTCGTCTAATAAATCATCTGCCGATAATTCTTTAACGGCTATATTCTCGCCAACTAGGCGATAGATATAAGGAAATGCTGTTTTTAATTCTTCATTGAATGTACGAATTGTTAAACGATCAATCCAATCATTTAATATTTCTTCTGGAATTTCTTGAGATTCGTTTGCTGTAAAACTTTCTGCAAATTGTTGATAGTAAGTAGGACGTTGCAAACTTTGTACTTCTTTCTTTACTGATTCAATGCGTTCATTAACACGACCGTTGATATCGTCCATAGCTTCTGACAATGTAGCATTACGTCCAACATAATTTTTAAATTTACGTAGTTGTGCTAGTTCTTCACTTAGGCTAGTAATATGTTGACCAATACCGTCATAAGGATTGCCACCAGCTTTTAAATGTTCTGCTAGAGCGCGAGCACCATTTAAATGTTTATAAGGATACTTGAAACGTTCGCCGTCTGCATTTTCAACCCAAATACCTTCAATATGCATTGTGCGGCCAGCAGCTAAATCTACGTTAATAGGTTGACTATGTTTAACAATTAACTTAGCCTCTCCTAAATCCTGATAACTCATACGGGCTGTGCCATACATCTTACTTTCCATCATTGGTTCCATGGTTTCTTCCTTGGGTTTTGCTTGAAATGCGTAATCGCGCTTGTCTAACTCGCTTTTTCCTATATTTTGTATATCAAATTTAAGTAATCGGTCTTTGGCAAACGATCTAAAACTTCTAATGAATCTAAATGCTCCGTGATGTTTGCTATCTGCAAGATTACCGCTAATTTGTACAACAACACCGTCATCTTCATCTAACGTAATAGCTACATTACCTAAACTTTTACCGTTATCAGTATATTCAAACTCAAAGAATCGTGCCTTAGGTATATCAGTTTTTTTACTAAGTACCTCGGCGTTTTCATCTCCTATTTTTACATTAGGAAAGCGGGTTTCTATCTTGCCATAAAGGTCTAAAGCAATTTTATCTAGATTCGTATTCATCTTATATTTATCACATTCCCGTTGATATATAGATCGGTAAGGGCGGTTCCCAATCTTCTCCGTCTATTTCGCTAGCAATTCTCATAAGTTCAAATACAGCAGGATCCCATTCAGCTAGTAGCAGACTCATACGAACTATTAGTAATAACGATGCTACTAAATCGTCATGTTGCCCTTCTTTAGCTTTGAAACTTGTTCCTGCCGCAATATAAGTCTTTAATTCGCTGATTAAAGGGCGACTATTCAGCTTCATTTTATCTTCTTCTATAAGATATTTAACTTTTGCACAGGTTGATATTTTAGATCCAAACGTAGTATTAAATCCTTTGCGGAATTTTTTAACATGTCCTTTGCGCATTGGCTCACTTAAAAATAATCCTGGAAATGTTTCTTCTCCTAGATTATCAATGACAACTAATGCACTTTCACCTACTGTATTATTTTCTACACTCCAGTAAATCTGATTAAAACTATCGCCGCCGAGTTCGTTAGATATGTATATGAGAATATCTCGTAATATTTTAACTTGTTGTTGTATTGGTGTAATATTATGTTGCCACTCTGCTATCTGTGTCATACTTGGCATTTCAAATACTTCAATGGCACCATAGTCTCCGCCTGTTCCTAAGCTAGGATCTAATGCAATAAGATATACATTACCTGCTTCTGGCTTTTTCCACCAACGGACTTGTCCTTGTTTAAATGCAGGTTCTCTACCGTTAAGTTCAACTAGTTTAAGTGAATTAATAAGTGTTTCATCAAACACCAAGAACTCGCAACCGTACTCACGACGAAAACGTTCTTCACCAATACGTCCCATTTCAGTGCGTTTCCATTCTTCGTCACGATCCGGATGTTCGTGCCATTCAGCACGGAATCCGTGGAATCCATTGCGACCTGTTCCGTCTTCTTTTTCATCGCCATATTCGTCAAACTTGTCCTGACTATCTTTCCAAATTATTGCGAATTCGTCTTCATCACTGTTCGGAGTGCTTGTAATGATTGCTCGTCCACCCGTTGCCAGGGTTGGCGATATTGATGTCCAAAATTCAGTTGCAATGTTAGGTTGTACGAAAGCAAACTCATCGCAATATAGTAAGGATATGGACATACCACGACCGGTATTACCAGTAGTAGT